CAGCATGAACAACGATGCGCTCAATGCCACTGGCGTCGAATGAGGTGCTACCCGTTGCTGTAACAAGGCCATTAAGGGTGATTGTCTCCGATGCCAAGTGGCCAGAGACATATCCGGTAATAGTAACGTAACTATTATTGGCATCTGCCGTATTCGAGGATACTACGTTGAATACCGAAGCAGACGCATTCTGGGACGCGGTTCCAAATGTCCCTAAAACATAAGCACGAGTAGGATCGCCTGTCGTAGTGTTTCCAGCATACAGTTCATCGAACTCGCGCCACGATATGTCGTAGACCGTCCTAGTGTTAGTAGCATCCTCTATATTGAGAATCCTCTTAACGTAGAGCGGCATACCATATTTAGACTTATCTGCTGCCGTCGTCAGGCTAAATTCTCGTAGAGTAGTTTCCTGTCTTGTCTTCTGTAGGACACGGCGATAGGTGCGATTAATCGCCGCCTTGACCATGTCCTCAAAGTCATCCCCGGTTCCGTGACTTCCAAGATCAAGAACCTCGTTTATCAGATCACGGAACGTACCAGCCATTTAACGCTCCTACTTAGATTTGTCTGAATCAGCCACGGCCTGTAGTAGCTCTTCTTTGGATGGGGCCAAGTTGCCTCGCTGGGCTAGCCCTCCCGCTGCTGTCTGGAATGCGGCAGTAAGGGTTTCGATCAGCGTGGATTCACTATCCTGCCTGCGCTGATCAACGCTCTTCATGAGCATCTCTCTCTGCTGTGGACCATCTGTCTTCGTTAGTTTACGAATACGAAAGTCGAAGGCCATGAAGCGTGGCATATTCTGCCCCGTCGCCTCTTCCCGTAGATCAGCCTCTTCATCTGTGAGGATGCTACCTTCATTGGTGATCGCAACCTCCCCACGAGGAGTTCCCTGAAAGTTTATTATTACCCCATCATCCTCAGTGAGGCCAAGCTTATCGCCGTGATTCTTATCAGAGGTCACCGTAATATCCCACGTTCCATGATGCACTGTATCGGACACCATGGGATTATGAGACTCGTACTTAGTGAAGCATACTCGCTCACGTTCCTTCTTCGTCAGGGGCACTTCCCCTAAGTCAGCATCATCGATCTTCGTTGGAAGATCAGCAAAGACAGTAGTCATAATTCAAGCTCCCAGTTTAAGCCTGCGAATAAACAAACGTTACATTGCCGCCAGTAGTAGTGATGTCCAAATGGACTCCACCGATACAGTAAAGTCCGGTGGGGAAAGACATCGTAACAGTATCATTCACCGGTGCAATAATATCAAGACGATTAACACCAGATCCATCAGTTCCCTCATCTACTACGGCACGAGTAGTAGCACTACCGCCTTTTACGGCAATAGCCCATATAACAGTATCTTCGCCCGAAGTCCCTACGACGCCATCGGCCGACAATACCGAACTAGTTCCTACCGATCCAAAGCCAACTTCAGCCATTTCAATCTCTCCTAAAAGCGGGGTCTGCGGGGCAACCGGGAACGAAATCCCCGCAGACCCCTAATCTGGGCGTTCGAACCCAGACTTCGTACCGTACGAATTACAGCCACTTAGTTTTGCCCGGTGTAATCTTATCAATGAATAACAGCATCTTTGCAAATTTAGAGTCAGGCTCTACGAACCAGATTCCAGTATCCCGCCACATCTTAATAGACTCATACCAATGAAGTCGCGTTGCTCTTGTCCAACGACTGCTCCCGCACTCCGGACAACTCCATGTTATGTTCTTGTGACTGTGAACTCCCTTCGCGCACCGATAGCACCGGTATACTGTTGTGAACTGTTGGCTTGGCACCTTTATGCTCCTCATCGTGATAGTAGTCAGAGTGCTCCCTGCGAATGAGCGGGGCAAAGCCTACGTGCCCAGCAAATATATCTGTATCACACCAGATTTCACCACCCTTACACTTAACTCGATAGCAAAAGTACATGTCTTCTGTGCCAACTTTAGGCATCACAAAATATGGCAAGCCGTTTTTATTTTCGTCCTCAAGAGTCCCCTGAACACTCATCCCTTCCTCCCTAGACTGTGCTGCAATAGGACCATATAGCTTATTTAGTATATCTACTTTAATCAACATACAATGAGTTCCTGCCCCGTCACACTGAACCATCCCCTTATTTAAATCATCTGGCGTCCAGTTCCGATAGCCAGAATGATCGTGAAAATCTCCATCGGGATGACTCAAGATGCCTACTTCATGCGGTGGTTTCCGCATTGGGTAAGGAGCAACTACCACATCTTTATCATGTTCTATAAAACGCTTTAGCGTATTAGGGGGAATGATTGCATCATCATCCACCCAAAACACATGAGTAAACTTTCCATTTATAGCTGCATCGCATACTTGGGTACGGGCAAAATGAACAAATGATCTACCTACAATCATCCAATTAAAATCTATGCCCTGCCCCTTCCACTCTACAGCAGATTCGATATGATTAGAGTGAACCTCACTCCAAAACATATTCATATAATTCGGCGTACCAATTAAAACCTTGGCGTCTTTTACTTCCATTACAATCTCCCGGTTGTATTAGGTGGGCTAGGAACATCTCCCAGCCCACCCTTTATCTTACATCAACTGCACGAAGACGCATGCATTGCTATTGGTGCCACCAGATTCCTCTATCTGAACACCAACAAGCGAGGAAGCGCCACCAACAGCAGAACCTGCGGCAGCAGAAGCAACCTCAACATGGCCATCATTCCCGCCAGCACCAAAAGCGCATACGGGTTTCCCAGCAGCAATTGAAGCAGCGGCTTCGATGTTGATTGGGCCGTAAACCTGTACGCGACCCACTTCACCAGTAGCAATAGTCGTTTCAACGACTCCCGCTATTGCCGCACCAACACCTTCCACGGTGCTGTTTGCTGCATCTACCAATTCAACAAGGCGACCCTGATCTGCGTTAGTTGTAGTATTGGTAAATTCAACCACTAGCCCGGGCGTCAATTCGGCACCCTGATTATTCTGCACCGAAATAAACACCTTTTCCTGTTCAGTTCGATGTACTTGAGTAAACTGCATTATCTATCTCCTATTCACATTATGAAGTCAGCGGTCCAACCAAATGTCTCAGTTGCCCCAGTCTCCGTATCAATATGGACACTGCCATTAGCGGCAGTCCCCGTAAAGTTACTTGAGTTAGTGTGAACCCTTGGCACTTCAGTAGCTAAAGCGTCAACATTATGATCAATACTAAACGACACAATGTATCCGTTGGGAAAAATTGCTGCCGTAGCCGCAGCTGATCCGGCCTCAATAGTACCTGAGGCACGAAACACATTCCCCGCACTCCGTACTGAACCGCTGGTTATGGTAAAATCTCCATCTGCCATTTGAATTTCTCCCTAGTCTAGGTGATACCTTTGAGCTTGCCCTGCTTGCGACGATTGTCGGTAGCAAGGTTGCCTTGGAAGAAAATCTGAGTGACGAGCGCGTCCTGATTGATCGGCTTCTGGAAGCCGCCCTCAGCCATGTTGAAATTGGCATCAGAGTGTACGAACAGCGTGATATGATTGCTGTTCAGGATGTACATCTTACCACTCGTGCAGTAGTCATCCCAGACAACGTCTGCGCCCTTGAACTTCAGCTTGTCGATACCAGCGTCGGCGCCCGAAGACGGATTCTGCTGATAGCGTACCTGCGGATACATCAAGGCTTCAAACGATTCGTGAATCGACTGCGTCGTGATAATGAAATCAGACGAGCTATTCGCCCCGCCCTTGCCCTGCTTACAGTCGTTGTAGACCGTACGAAGGTTCGGGAGGAGGTTTACGGCAGCAGCACCAACGTCACCGGAAACCTGATTACGCCACGCGGTATTGGCAGTAGCAACACTCGCATACGAAGTCGTACCCGGAGTATCTTCAATCATGGCCTCAAGGCCGGTCAACTGCTTGGAACCGGTGCCCGTACCATCAGAGAAAGCGCCCGTGGCAACGATGTCTACGAGAGACGCGGCCGCCTGAGAGATCTTTTCCTGCTGAAGATTAGTGATGCGCGACTTGCCCTTGTTGGAGCGAAGCTCGCGACCATTCACGGAAACACTGGTCGAACCCTGTTTCCACGTATAGAACGCGGAGGTCATACCCGCCTGAGCGGTGACATCCAAGTTCTCGTAATCGCTGTACCACTTAGCCGTGCTATTCTTCGCATCCATGATGCCGATACGCATGCGTTCGCCACCATCGACTACTTTAACTCTATTACCACCCCGAAGCCACTGCAAGAGAACGTCGTTGTTGAAGATGTTGTCGTGCAGAGCCCCAGAGTCCAGCACCCTCTTGAGAGTCGTGGTCAAGAGGGGACCATAGGTAAGGCTTAGGCTCGTTTCATTAGCCATGACCTGTTAGCTCCTTGCTTATTATATGTCTCTGACGCTGAGCAATGATGCTCTGGCAACTACGTCCTCCAGCCGGTCCCCCTGACTATATATGTTGGGGGTAGTTCGTGTCGATCCATTGGCTCGGGCTTGATTGGAAGCACGACGCGCTGCTTCTCGGCGTTCAGGCGCACGCGATGTATCATATACATACGTATTCCCATTTGCCGCGGAATCAGCGGGCTCTGTTGCCAGATCCTGTTGCCGTGCCGCCTCCACGATCTTCTCGTGGTTAGCAAGGATAAACAGATCTTTCAAGGTAAGTCCACGGTTCTCATCCATGACCCGCTCATACTCGGCATCAAGTAGTGGCTTTACCTCGTCCGATGGAACAAAGTCTCCATCTTCGTCACGACGCCCAAACGATTCTCCCCACTGCTCGATTCCGTTATCAATAGATC